CACTTTAGGTGTTGGCTCTTTAGGTGTTGGCTCTTTAGGTGTTGGCTCTTTAGGTGTTGGCTCTTTAGGTGTTGGCTCTTTAGGTGTTGGCTCTTTAGGTGTTGGCTCTTTAGATGTTGGTGTTGTTGGACGATTATTATCATCATCAGTATCACTATCATAAACGCTATCACTGTCATCAGAGCTATCACTGCTATCACTATCACTGCTATCACTATCACTGCCATCATAAGGTTCTATTTTATATATATCTTTATTCCTAATATTTTTTAAATTAAAAAATGCTTCTATATTTTTCCAACTATTACCTTCTACATATTTATCTTCCGATAAATTATATTGAACAATTTTATTATCTTTTTTTTGATAATATATTTCTGGAATTCTATTATCATCGTTTTCACCGTTTATTACAAACATTTCATCATCTGCTAATATGGATGATGTAGATGTTGTTGAACGATTATCATTATTATCAATATTGGTATCATTACTATCACCAGATGATACAGATGATGCGGGTGATACGGGTGAATTATTTTCTGTTGGTGTTTTTGCAAATAAAGATGATATAGGTTCAATTGGTGTTGGTGTAGATAATGGTCCTAATGTTGGTAATTCTGACTCTTCTTCATATTCTTCTTCTTCGTCATATTCTTCTTCTTCGTCATATTCTTCTTCTTCGTCATATTCTTCTTCTTCGTCTTCTTCAGATTCTTCAGAATTATCTTGTGGTCTTAAACCTTTTTTATTTTTTCTAGAATATGGAGATCCTGTTTTAGGATCTACAACGCCTTGACGAAATAGATCCCAATATTGTTGAACTAGAGGATTATCGTTATCCCATCTTTCATCATATAAATCTTTAAAATGTTTATTATATAATATTCCATTAGTTCTTGGTCCATAAATTTGATCCGGAATTCTATCTCCAACATTACCTGGTATATGGGTATCTGAATTTTTTTTATATGTAGCTCCTTTCGAATTTATTGTAGTAGTTTTATTTGTTGAAGGATTAACTAAATCTATTTGATCACCTTCATTAAAATAATCAACACCTTCCATATCAAATGTTCTAGGTCCTTCTTCCAGTAAATACCTAGCTGAACCAGGTGTTCCTGGTCTAAGTGTAAATCTTGGTTTTTTTTGATACATAATATCAAACATTTTTCCTCTAAATTTGCCAATATCACTATTACTACGATTATCATAATAATCGTTAAATCTTTTCTGAGCTTCTTCTAAAGTTATTGAATCATTTCTTTTAAAACCTGCCTTTTGCATTACTATACTTATTTATAATAATAAAATATTTTATTTAAAATTGTTTTATTATTATTTCAATTTTATTATTTAAATTTTTTTATATAATTTATAAATTTACTTAATTTTTGTTGTTTTTGTAAATTAGTAGTTTTTGATTTATACTTAATCAAAATACATAATGATATAAAAATAATAAAAATTAATATTAAATAATTTATATTAATAATTGGATTAACTAATTTATTACAATTTAATCTTTTTTTTAAAACCAAATGTGGTTCCATTTAATAGATAAATATATAAAAAATAAATAAATAATACATATTAATGTCATTACTTAAATTATTGTTTGTAAATTATGATATATCGAATATTAATTCCGAAGGATTTTATATATCTCATGATACAAAAACTATAAAAGATTTAAATCAAAATGAAATAATATATTTACCATTTTTAATCGATGAGATAGATAATTTATATAAAATAGAATTAGGTATTACTAAAAATGAATTACATATTTTTGTATATATAAATTATATTAAATTATTAGAATTAGTAAAAAACTATTCAATTATACCATGTAGAAATCAATTATTTGAATTATTAAAAAATAATATAAATTTTTTTAAATTTAATAGTAATTTATTTGATAAATTAAATAAAAATAATTTTTATAAAACAAACTCTAATTTTGATAATTCAAATTTATTAATTAAAACTCATTCTGATGATATAATTATTTATAATGATCTATATATTAATTTAGATAAACAAGAAATAAAAATTAATAATTGTTCCTATAGAAATTTAATTAGAATAAATTCATATATTATTTTTAAGCCAAATTATGAAATAGTATCAATAATTAATAAAACTAAAAAAAATTTAATAATAATAGATAACAATACTGATATAAATACTATTAAATTAAAAAATAAAATATATATAAATACTAAGAATTATAAAAAATTTAAATTAAATGATATTATAAATGAAAAACTAATTATATTAGATATTAATCTAATAAAAAAACAATCTTATTTTAAAAAATACAAAAAATTTCATTCTTTAAATAATATAAAACATGCTTATACTAATTTTAAAGATTATATTAATAATGTAAATAATATAAATAATAAAAATTTAAACTTTTTTAATGTCGAACTATTAAATTTTGATAAAATAATTTTTATTAATTTGATAAGTGAAACGATTTTAAATAATAATAATTTTATAATGTTTAATAAATTAATAAAAACAAATAAAAAGATTTATTTTGAAAATTTATTTGAAAATACTTATAATTATAATAACTACAAATTATTTAGAAAATTTATAATTAATAATAATGAATATCATAATAATATTGAATTAAACAATTATATAATAAAAAATAATATAATTATATCTAAAGAATTATTAGATAAAAAAATTAACTGTTTAGTTATTAATCAAAATAATCAATATAATCAAACTAAATTTTTAAATATAAATTTACCTAAAATTAGTAATATTTTTATTTTTGAAAATTTATTTAAATTAAATAATATTGTTTATGATTTTAAAATTATTTTAAAAAATAAAAATAAAAATAATATTTGTCCAATAACATATGATAATTATAATATTAATCTACATGTATTATTAAATTGTAATCATACATTTTCATTATTGGGGTTTATTAATTATTTATATTTCAATAATAAATGCCCAATATGTCAAAAATTATTAAATTATACCAAAATTGAAATTATTGGAACAAATAATATTTTTAAAAAATTATTGTTAAACTATATAAATATTAAGGATAAAATGAATTTTAACTATATATTAGTTAATGATAAACAAACAGGAAACTATTTAACTAAAAGATATTTAACTTTAAATATCTTAAATATTGAATTTATTAAATTAAATGAAATTATAAAAAAAGTACTAAATATTAAATATAATTATAAAAAAATATCTATATATTATTTTGATATAGATTATCCATGTTTATTAGAAAAAACTAAATTAAACTTTATAATTAATAACATATTTAAAATAAATAATAATATAACATTATATCAAATTAAATAAATAAAATTTAAGCATATATTATAATGAATAAATTTAAAATAAAATATTAATTCGTTTATATTGTTATTATAATATCTAAAAATTCATTAATAGAATGACTGATAATGTAGAAAATTTAAATATGGTTATTGCAAAATTATCAAATTCAAATGAATTTAAAAAAATAGCAAATAACATATCAAATAATATAATAAAACTTAATAATACAATTTCAGATAATAGTAGTGAAAATATTGATAATTCATCAGATAGTAGTGAAAATATTGATAATTCATTAGATAATGTGCTTGGAATGTTTTTTTTAGATAAAAATGGTAATAATATATGTGATTGTATTAATAATTTAACTAATATAATAGAAAAATATCAACAACAAAATAAATAATAATAATAATATTATAAAATGTCTATATGATATATTTTTATTATCATTTTTATTTATATTTTTATTATTATTTTTAATCATATTAGAAGAATCATTTTTATTAAAATATACAATATCTATTATATTAGAAAATTTAACAAATTTTTTCATATAATATTTACTTACATAAGAAAACAGAACAGTTACCATCAGTTGGTTTATCTAAAATAACTTTTCCAGCAATATTATTAGAGCCTTTAGTGTCATATAATACATGATAACCATTAATTTCGTGTCCTAATAAAAATGAATATTTTATTTTAGAATGTTGAAATTCAATTATAGGTAATAATTGATCTTTATCATATGGATTAAATACAATTGTTTGACTTGATATTTTAGGATGGACAATAGAGTGGACCACTGGTTGAACCACCGGTTTGACAGTTGATTTTGTCGGTTTGGTAGTAGGACGAACAATAGTTTGAGCATCATATTCTGATATAAAATGTTTTTTTTGAGCATTATATTCTGTTTTATTATCAAGATTATTGATAAAGTTTTTTTTTAATTTAGTTTCAATGTTAATATTTATAACAGGTTCAAATCTTAAGTTTGATTTTTTATGATAAAAATATAAAATAATAATAGGGTTATCATTCGCTTGTAATTTATCTTTATTTAAATATATTTTTTGTTTAACATATTTACCTACATTGGTACCTATTAAAATAATATTAATTTTTAATGTCTCTTCAATTATATTAATTAATTTAAATAATTCATCCATTTCACTTAATGGTATTGATTCAGTACAATATTGTAACAGTTTTACTAAATTTGATTTATTAGTGGTTGATGATGTGGAAATATTTGATTTAATTTCTTCTAATTCACTATTATATCGAATTTTAAAGAAATCCTTTTCATGTTCAGAAACTACGTTTATAGCATTTAATAGAGGAGTTTCAACATCCTCACATTCTTGTTTAACAGTTTTTAATTGAGATAGATTTTGTATAGCTTGTTTTTTTTTATCCATAATTATCTTTTTAGCAGATGTGTCTATACTAAGTTTATCAATATCAGCTTGTAATTTATCAACTTTAGTTTGAGCCTTTAATATATTAGACTCTATATCCTTACATTTATGCTTAACTGTTTTTAGTCGTCCAACTTCACTCATAGCAGTTGAAAACTGTTCATTTTGTAAATATCTTAAATTATATAATATACTAAAAATAAAATTTTTCACATGTGGGTTATAAGTTCTAAAATATAAAAAATTATTATTACTAATATTTTGAATATAAATTTGACCAAGTTCACCCTTTTTAATACGATGTCTTTTTTTTGTGTTTATATTAATAATAGCATCATTTAAATTTAATTTTTGTGTTAAATAATTAATAGCTTTTTTATTAATATTAATATACAGCTTTTCCGATATATTTTCATCTAATTTTTTTTCAAATTCAGTAATAATAATTTGTGAAAAATCTTTTTGATATTTGGTCATTTCCGACAATTCAGTATAATAATTTTGGAATGTAGATTTTAAAATCTTTTCAATCTTAAATATTTTTTCTGATGAGGCTTTGCGCTTGAATTTTTGTTGTTGTTTTTGTTCACTCATATTAAATATTATTTAGATTTTTTTATATATTATAACTCTTTCTTAAATATAAATTTAAAAAAATATAATAAATTGATATAGCTATAAAAATAATTATAATTGGAAAATAAAATACAGTTTTTTTCTCTCCGATTCCAAAATTTCGCATATTACCATTTGTATCAAAAACTAATTTAGGTTTTTTTATCCAAATTATTATAGATATTATTATAAATAATATAATAGTGTATTTAAAATATTCATCAAAATTTATCATACTCTATATTATATATGAAAAAGTTTTTTTTTTTAATTTGTTTAATAATAATTATAATTTATTATTTATTTAAAAATGTTATTGAAAATTTTCAAAATTACAAACAAGTTACCATTACCCCTACAATTCCTGTTTATAATAAAAAAATTATTTCCTCATTAGAAAAAAATTCAATGTATTATAATTTTTGTAATATTTTAAATAAAATATATCCATTAATACATATAAAAGGATTAGGACCATATGATAATATTAAAAAATTATTAAATGGTAAGATAGATTTTACTATTATTCAAGAATATATACTTTTAGATAGTATTTTAAGAAAAAGTAGATTTAAACATAAATATAACAATATACGAATAATAACACCACTATACAAAGAAAAAATATGTTTAATAGTTAATCCTAATTCTAAAATTAAATCATGGCGGGATTTAAGAGGTAAAAAAGTTTGTTTTGGTAAAAATGACAGTGGATCAAGATATATAGCAATAGAAATGTTAAAATTAATTAATATTAATATAAATGATATTTGTATATATAATAATAGCAGTTATCATTATAAAACAATAGCTAAATTATTAAATAATCAATTAGATGCTATATGTGTTGTTACATCTCATCCGGATAAATTATTAAAAAAAATATTTAGTATAAAACTTCTTTCTATTATAGGAACAAAAGGTATTTCTGATAATATTTTTAAGGCAAGATTTCCAACATCGCAAAGTTCTAATATTAATTTAGTAGATTACAATTTCCCTAGTCTAAATAGACAAATAAAAACATTTTCATTTAATTGTATATTAATTACATTAAATA